TACTCAAGGCGAAAGGTTTAACGCGAGCGGCGCTGGCCGTTGCGCTGGCTGATCCGGTGAAGCGCGCGGATTGGGAGAGTGCAAAGGAAGCGAGCGCTGAAGAACTCTTTGACCGGCTGCTGGCAACAGCTAGTAACAAAGGGGCTGACGATATCGACCCCGCGCGCCTTCGGGTGATCGTGGACCTTCTCAAGTGGCTGGCCGCGAAGCGTAACCCGAAAGCCTACAGCGACAGCTCACGCCTTGACGTTAATGTCAGGACCATTGACCTAACTCGCATCATCCAGGACGCGAATCAGCGCCTTATAGCGTCTCGGCAAGCCCCCGTGATCGACCTGCCGAGTGACCAATTCGAAAGACTCCTTTAGTACCAAGGGCTTGCGCGCATTCCCTCGACTTTCCATAATACGGGTTATGCGACATTACGGCCGGAGCGGGCGAGATGCACAGAGGGCGTCGGGTCGCGAAACGCGCATGGGGGGTGCCGGCGGGGGTAGGGGTCGGGTTTTCGGCCGGGATTAGCGGTGCGTGGTGGTTGAAGCCGCGCCCGCACAAAAATTTCGCCACAAAAATAATTATAATAATTTTTACGAAATATACGAATTACGCCGTACGCTCGATACGCGCCCCCCTAAGGGGGCGTAGAGCGTATCGCAGATCGTGGTAGGCTACCAGCATGATCGCGGCGCCCGCGCAGGAAGCGGAAATCATCACTCAAGCGCTGGCCCTGCGGCACGATCCGGTGGGCTTCGTGTACTGGGCCTATCCCTGGGGGCGGGAGGGCACGCCCTTCGCCAAATTCAAGGGGCCGCGCGCTTGGCAATTGCGCGAGCTGGACGAGCTTGGCAAGCACATACGCGCCCAGGAGTTCGCGCAGGAAAACGATCTGCCGCTCGAAATCTGGCGCAGCGCGTACTCCTCGGGTCGCGGGCCGGGGAAGTCGGCCTTCTTCGGGATGGTGGCACACTGGCTGCTCTCCACCCACATCGGGGCGACCGCCATCGTGGCGGCGAACACGGAGAGTCAGTTGCGCACGCGCACCATGCCGGAGTTCGCGGTGTGGTTCGGCAGCGCGATCAACTCGCATTGGTGGTCGCTGGAGACCTTGCGTGTCGCGCCGGCGCCCTGGCTGCTCGAAATCGTCAAGAAGCTTCCCGAGGAAGGCGGTCTTGGCATCGACCCGAAATACTGGGCGGTGGTGGGGCAAACCTGGAACGCCGACAATCCGCACGCATTCGCTGGCGTGCACAACCCGTTCGGGCTCGCGGTGCTGTTCGACGAGGCGAGCGGCATCGTCTCGGAGATCTGGAACGTGACGGAGGGGTTCTTCACGGAGACCAATCCCTATCGATTCTGGATGGCGGCCTCGCAGATGCGCAATCGGCAGGGGCGGTTCTTCGAGCTGTTCAACGACGCGCGGATCGGCGAGGGCTGGCGCACACAGACGATCTCCACCCGTGGCATGGAGGGGGTTGACCAAGCGCTCGTCGAAAGCCAGATCAAGCGCTACGGCGCGGATTCGGACTTCGTGCGGGTCGAGATCGACGGGCTGGCGCCGCAGACCTCGGAGGACCAGTTCATTCCGTGGGACAACGTGCGCGCTGCGCAAGGAAACGACCTCTTTCGCGACGAGAACGAGCCGTTGGTGCTCGGCATCGACCCGGCGCCGCGGGGGAAGACGGCGTGGCGGTTCCGTCAGGGGCGGAATGCGCGGGATTGCTGCGGCAGCGCCACGTCCGGGGCGTGGCTCGGGCGGGACAACGTACAGATCGCGCAGGCGATTCTGGATCTGGACGCGCGCTACAGCCCCGACGCGATCTGCATCGACTTCGGCATGGGGACCGGGGTGATCGACGTGCTGAAGCGGAACCCGGCGATCCGGGGACGGGTGCACGAAGTCAAGTTCGGCGACACGGCCCACGATAAGTCGAGTGAATACGCCACCCACGCGATCGAGCTGTGGAGCCGGATCAAGGAGTGGCTGCCGGGCGGGATGATCGAGCGGGACGACGGGTCGAAGGGTACCCTGTCGCATCAATTGACTGACCGAGGCTGGCGATGGTCCGGGCGCGAGGACAACAAGAAAATCCTGGAAACGAAGGATGATATGCAAGCGCGCGGTGTGAAATCGCCGGACGACGCGGACGCCTTGGCCTGTACGTTCGAGATAACGCCGCCGCGCCGGGACCGGGCGCCGCGCGGTTCGGTGCGGGTTTTGATCGCCGAAGGGGCGGATCAGGGGATGTTTGCGGGTTAGTTTGGCTCTGGTGGTAAAATAGCCGGGGTAAGGATCGAGCAGGGGCGGAACCGGTATGAGCTTTTTGTTCGGAGGGACCAAGCCCACACCGGCACCGCTTCCGGCTTCGCCGGTAGATAGCGCGGAGGCCGAGCGGAAGCGGCAGGACGCCGAGCGCGCGGCTGTTGCTGAGCGGGTCGGCGCGGGCCGGCGCTCGACTATCGTCGCCGGGCAGACGATCGCCATGGAAGAACAGGCCGGGACGGGGCTGCTCTCGCAGGCCCGGCGCCGTGCTTCGCGTGAACTCGTTGGCTAGGCAGCAGACTCTCGCGCGCCGCCGTGCGCAGCCCGACTCCAAGCGCATCGCCGATCGCGTCGCGGGGAGCGAGGTACGGACAGGGCGCGATCCAACGTCCGGCGTCGTGCCGCTGAATCCTGGGTTCTTCGCGGTCGATCGGATGCGGACGGCAGCGAGCGCCAAAGCACGCACTACGGGAAAGGCGAGGGCTCGAAGTCGATGACGAAGGTCACTCTGCGATGACGAAAGTAGTGAGCGGCCTGTTCGGCGGCGGTGGCGAGAAGCCTCCTCCGCCCGCGCCCGCGCCCAAGGTCGAAGCGCGCACGGAAGCTTTCGCACTGCGCGAGCAATCGCTTACCCAGCGCGCCGCCGCGGCCGGCGCGACACGCACCGATAACGAGGCCGATCTCCTTGGCTACACTCTGCCGCGCAAGCGCTCGGCGGGCCGCGCGATCCTCGGGTAGAGACATGGAACCTCGCGACTATATCCAGCGGCTCGATGCGCTCCGTACCGGACGCGGACATTGGGACGATCAATGGGAGGACGCCGCGGCGCGGGTCATCCCGGCGCATCGCGATTCCTTCACCGGGCGCATGGCGCTGCTGACCGGCGGGCAGAAGAAGACTGAGATCATGTACGACGCGACGGCGGCCTTTGCCGCGTTGCGCTTCGCCTCGGTCATGGAATCTATCACCACACCGCAGGGCAGTATCTGGAACCAATTCAAGGTTCTCGACAAGACGCTCAAGCGGAATCGCTCGGTGCGCATCTTCTTCGACGACCTGGCGGAGGCGGTGCACAACTATCGCTACCGGCCGGTCGCTAATTTCGTCGGCAACAGTCAGCAGGCGTATCATTCACTCGGCGCCTACGGCAACGGCATCCTCTACGTGGACAAGCCCGACAACGACAAGGGGCTTCGGTACAAGAACATCCATCTGGGCGAGGCCTACTTCGTCGAGAACCACGCCAACATCGTGGACACCGTTTACCGCGCGTTCGCGATGACCAACCGCCAGATTGTGACGCGGTGGGGCGAGAAGGCGCCGGAATCTGTTCGCGAGGCTGTGAAGAACGCGGCGCAGAGCGAGCAGAAGAAAGAAATCCTGCACGTCGTCGAGCCGAACAGCGACTTCGACCCGCAGCGGGTGGACGCCAAGGGCCGCAAGTTCCGCTCCCTCTACATCCTCGTCGAAACGAGCGCTCCGATCGAAGAAGACGGCTATTACAGCTTCCCCTACGCCATTGCGCGCTATACGCAGGCGTCGGGCGAAGCCTACGGCCGCGGCCCGGCGCAGTGGGTACTGCCCTCGATCAAGATACTGAACGAGCAGAAAAAGACGGTCTTGAAGCAGGGGCACCGGGTCGTCGATCCCGTCCTTCTGGCGCACGACGACGGCAATCTCGGGTCATTCAGCCTGAAGGCCGGGGCGCTCAATCCCGGCGGTATCAGCAAGGACGGCAAGAGGTTGATCGACGTTCTGCCGACCGGTAACATCGCGGTCGGCGACAAGATGATGGACATGGAGAAGTCCATCATCAACGACGCTTTCCTCATTACCCTGTTCCAGATCTTGATCGACACGCCGCAGATGACGGCGACCGAGGTCTTGGAGCGCGCGAAGGAAAAGGGGATGCTGCTCGCACCGACCGCCGGGCGCTTGCAGGCGGAATGGCTCGGGCCGATGATCGAGCGCGAGATCGACCTCCTTTCTCGCCAAGGGCTCTTGCCGGACGTGCCGCCGATTCTGCGCGAGGCGGAGGTCGAGTACCGCATCGAATACGACAACGCACTCTCGCGCATGGCGCGGGCCGAACGCGCCGCCGGCTTCATGCGGGCGCTGGGCCAAGCGGGCGAGTACGCCAAGATGACCGGCGACCTGGAGCCGCTGGATTGGTTCGACTTCGATACCTCGACGCCTGAGATCCTCGACATCTTCGGGGCGCCGGCGCGGTGGGTGCGGAGCGAGGAAGAGGTCATGGCCCGACGCGAGGGCCGCGCGCAAGCCGCGCAGCAACAGCAGATGGTTGACGCCGCGCCGTCCATGGCGGCGGTGGCGAAGGCCATGCCGAAGGGTATGCCTGCTTGAAATTGAATCTAGGCTGCGGGCAGCGCAAGCTGCTCGGCTACGTTAACGTCGATAACGAACCGAGTGTGGGTCCGGACTTCCTGCTCGACATATCTCGCGCGCACTGGCCGTGGGGCGATAGCACTGTCGAGGCCGTAGAAGCAGCGCATGTGCTTGAGCACATTGCGCCCGGCGAGCCGTTTTTCCATGTCATGCGCGAGCTGTACCGCGTCTGCAAGCCCGGCGCGCAGATAGAGGTGACCCTGCCACATCCGTCGCATGACATCTTCCTGAACGATCCGACGCACTTGCAGGCGATCATGCCAGGCACCCTGGCGATGTTCAACAAGCGGCACATCGAAGCACTCGCTGCGAAGGGCGATTTGCTCACGCCGTTCTACAAGTATCTTGGCGTGGACTTCGATTTCCAGACCGTGCGCTACATCTTCGATCCAGCGATCGACAAGGACGACCCGAACCTGGAGCGGCGCATGATGCACGAGCGCAACGTCATCTTCCAGTGGAGTGCGACTCTGACGGTGGTGAAATGACGGAGTGGATCGACAAGCTTCGCGTCCTGCTCGGCGAGCGGCGCCATGCCTACCGTCAGACGTTCAAAGGCCCGCTGGCAGACGCGGTTCTGAAGGATCTGGCGCGTTTTTGCCTTGCGCACGAATCCACTTTTCATGATAATGAGCGGGTGCAGAGCAAGCTGGACGGTCGGCGCGAGGTGTGGCTGCGCATTGCGCATCACTTGAACCTCCCGGCCGATGCGTTGTGGCGGCTCTACCACGGGTCCGGATCGGGGAGCGAGTAGTGTACCGCGACAAGAAGCAAATCCTCAGTTCGGAAGTTCACAACTTCGTGCTGAATCACGCGGCGCTGGGCGACATGCTGACCTCGCTGCCGGCGATCGCGTTCGCGCGCCGGTTCTACGTGCCGCAGATGAAGATGCGGGTGTGGGTGCCGCCGTGGCAGATGGATCTCGTCGCGCATCTGCTCGCGCCCTACGGCGAGTTCGAGATCAGGAACTTTCTGGAGTTCCCGGCGAAGCACGAGGACCGCAAGAAGGCCGACCTCGGGCCAGTATCCTACAACGCTGCGATCTTCGACCAGCACACGCGCTGCCGCGTCCACATGGTGGACTACGCTTTCAACTTCCTGCTCAACGCCCGGCCCGAGAGCATGGAGCAGCGTAGCTACGTGACGGCTGCACCGCTCGGCCCGCGGCCGTCGCTGCCGGATCGATATGTCGTGTTTCCGGTTGGCGCCACATCGGACAACAAGCTGTTCAAGGCGTCAGTCATGGGGTTGATCATGGCGTGGTGCTGGGGCGCGGACTACACCCCGGTCATTGTCGGCACGAAGACCAGCCACACCCACACGCAGATCGACGGCGAGCTGACGCCGGTCGTGCTGCGTGATCAAACTGATTTGCTTCCGAAAGAGGTCCGTGAGCGCTGCATCGACATGCGCGAGAAGACCACGCTGCTCGAACTGCGCGACCTGCTTGGCCATGCAGCAGCGGTTGTCGGGGTGGACGGAGGTACGCTGCACCTGGCCGGCACGACAAACGTGCCGATTGTGTTTGCCAGCGGGACGACGCTGCCCAAACACCGCTACATCGCCCGGCACGGCGACCACAACTTTCGAGTTCGCTACGTCGGGCCGCGCGATCTGGAGTGCTACGGCTGCCAATCGAATTGGCCCATGACGACGCTGCACTTCACCCGCTGCGTCTACGAAGACAACAAGTGCATGGACCTTTTGCACCCTGACGATTTCATCAACGGGCTGAAGGAACTCGGCCTGTAAATCAAGGAGATCTGTATGACCGACGACACTCCCGCTCCGCCTCCTGCGCCGCCCGCAGACCCGGCGGCTCCGCCGCCCGCGCCCCCACCCTGGCACGGTCTACCGGACACGGACGCGGCGGCTCGCGCCTATGTGGCGAACAAGGGCTGGAAAAGCCCAGCCGATGTGATCCAGTCCTACCAGGGCGCGGAAAAGCTGATCGGTCGTGACCCGAACACGCTGCTCACCATCCCGAAGGCGGACGACCCGGCGGCGCTCCGCGGTGTCCTCTCAAAGCTCGGTTTGCCCGAGACTCCGGACAAGTACGAGTTTGCGAAGCCGCCCGAAGGCATCACGCAGGACGAGGGCTACATCGCTTTCGCCCGCGGGGCTTTCCACGACATCGGTCTCTTGCCGGCCCAGGCGACGCGGCTGACGGACCTGCACAACCAGTACGTAGCGAACGTGCTTCAGAAGCGGGCGGCCGACTATAATCTCTCGGTCGAGGCCGACAAGAAAGCCCTTCTTACCGAATGGGGCGGCGGCCACGAGCGCATGATGAACGCCGCAAAGACGGCGGCCAAGGCGCTCGGGTTCGACGAAAAGACGATCGACGCTATCGAGCGCGAGAAGGGCTACGCCGGCACGTGGAAGTTTTTCGCCGACCTCGGCAAGAAGCTGGGTGAGCCCGGCTTCACCGATGGCAAAGGGAGCAGCAGCTTCAGCAACGCGACCATGACCCCGGATGAAGCGCGGATTCAGTGGCAGCAGCTTCAGAACGACCCGGTGTGGAAGAAAGAGGCGTCCGAGCGGACGCACCCCAACCACGACGCTGCTGTCAAAAAGCAGCAAGCGCTATTCGCCATCATGTACCCGGACGGGCGGTGATGGACGCCCGAGAAGTCCGCCTGCGTTGCATCGAGGCGGCGGCGCGGAACCCCGACCCCCGGCACCCCGAAGGCTTCGCCGTCGGGGTGCTCGCTGCGGCGAAGGTATGGGAGTCTTGGATTATCAATGGCGTAGCTCAGGATATAACCAGGCAGACCCTGTCTCTGCCTCCCGCGGCCCGCGGCGGCCCGCCGGTCAAGAGCCGTCTGTAAATCGAGTATGGTATACTTCCGTCACGGTGAGGCGGCGCGCGGACAAGGGCGACCCCCGCGCTAACACCGCCTAACCTGCGGCCCCCGTCAGGGACAAGCCGGCGAGCGTCAGCCTTATCGACGCGATCCGGTTCGTTCAACGGGGGGTGAAATGCCCGACAATATCACGGTAGCATCAGTCCAGCAGTACAAGGCGAACGTCGAGCTTCTGCTTCAGCAGACCGATTCGCGCCTCGCTGGCGCAGTCACGACTGGCTCGCATGTCGGCAAGGCCGCGAGCATCGTCGAACAATTCGGCTCGGCAACCGCCGCGCTCAAGACCGGGCGGCACGCAGACACGCCGCTCATGGATCTCTCGCAGGACAAGCGGTGGGTGTTCCCGCTCGACTACGAGTGGGCCTCGCTCATCGACAACGAAGACCAGCTCCGCGCCATCGTCGAGCTTTCGAGCCCGTATGCTTCCGCCGGGGCCGCCGCCATGAGCCGCGCGAAGGACGACGTGATCCTCACGGCGATCTTCGGCACCAACTACAAGGGCGAAAATGGCACAACGTCCGAGACCTTTGACACGACGAACTATCAGGTCGCTGCGGCTGTTGGCGGCACTGCGTCGAGTCTCAACGTCGCCAAGCTCCAGTCCGGCATCCAGAAGCTCATGCTCGCCAACAAGGGCGAGCTTATGGAGCCGGTGTATGCGGCGATTTCGAGCTACGAGCACGACGCGCTCCTGAAGGAATACCAAGTCGTCAGCAAGGACTACGCCAACAGCGCAGTCCTCGAAAACGGCCGTGTCAAGCGCTTCATGGGCACGGACTTCATCGTCACCGAGCGGCTCAACATCACGAGCGGCAACCGGCTGGTCCCGATGTGGCTCAAGTCCGGCATGTACCTCGGGGTGTGGAAGGACATGGTAGTGGACATCGGCCCGCGGCGCGACAAGAGCATGGCCAACCAGGTCTACCTCTGCATGACGATCGGTGCGACTCGCACGCAGGCCGGCAAGCAGATCCAGCTCCTCTGCGACGACCAGATCTAAGGAGAGACGGGCATGGCACTCGTATCGACTTCACAGAACGTCACCGACCAGTCCGCGACTCCGATCGTCAAGGTCAACGCCCAGGAAAAGGGCGCTCCTGTTCGGGTCGCGCACGGTTACCTTGCCGCCGCCAACTTCACGGGCGGCACCGCCGGGCAGTGGTATACCTTCGTCCGCGTTCCTGTTCGGGCGCAGATCATCGGTATCACGCTGACCGGTGCAACAACCACGAGCGGCGCCGTCAAGTGCGGGCTCTACCGCCCGGACGGCATTGCGATCGACGACGATGTGTTCGCCACAAACTATGACATGGCGGCCGAAAAGGACGGGACCACGATCCTGGTCACTCCGACCGCCCTTGAGCGGACACAGACCATCGCCACTGCCTACGCCACGGCCATTTCGACGGCCGGCGCGACGGCGGATCTGGAGGTGGACATCGCGCTGGCGATTGTCACGGCACTCGGGGCCGGCATCGCCCACGCGATGCACGTCACCTACACCCTGCCCGAGTAAGGCAGTCTCGTTCCCCGGCCCTCACAAGGGGCCGGGGTCTTGACCGGAGGGCCGAATGGCAAACGAAGCGACCGTATTCTCGCTCACCACCACCGAAATGGCGACTGCCGTGGCGGGTACCGCCGGCGGCGACGACGTTGACGTGGCGACCGCGAACGCCGCCGCGGTCCCGGCGAGCATCGACATTGGACTCTACTACCTGAAGGCGGCCTACGAAAGCGCCAACGGGCGCAGCGAGCTGCTTCAACATATCGAAAAGATCAAGGCGAAGATCATCAAGTCAGCTTGGCCGCCGATCTAATCAGGAGGGCAAGCCATGAGCGTGCTTCTTCGTCCACGCAGCACAACGACCAATGTCGGCGCCGTAGCCTACGCGGCCGGCGACGAAATCAGCAACAGCGCGACCGCCGGCTCGGTCGTGCGGGCGACGTTCAGCCTCGACGGCTTTTCCCAAGGTTTGATCTACGCCGCGCAGCTTGATCTCACGGCGGCCTCGGGTAACGTCGTCACCACGGCGGCGGACCTCGAATTGTTGATCTTCCACACGGCGGACGCGCCGACCGCGGTTGGCGACAACGTGACGCATCCGATCTCCGCCGCGACCCGTGCGCTGGCAATCGCCGGCTTCCGCTTCGACGATGAAGGCTGGACCGGCCCGCTGGGCACGGTCGCGGCTGGCACGTCGCAGTTGCAGGCGGTCGGGGCGCATCTCGTCCAGCCGCTTGCATCGAGCGTTCTTCAATCTCCGTGGGGCGCCGGGCTACCGTTCACCTTCCAGGGAAGACCTCTGAGCGCGACCGGGCGGCAGTTCACGGCGGTCTTGCGCGCGCTCGCGGCGTGGACCCCTGCGAACGTCGTGAACACGATCGGCATTACGCTAGACATCGAAGCAAGCTAGGGCGCCGCCGATGGCGTCCAAGGTTTCCATCGCGAACGGGGCGCTCGAACGACTCGGCGAGAAGCGCATCGAATCGCTTACTCAAGACGACGTGCGCGCTCGGTCGATGAACGCGAACTTTGATTCGGTTCGTGACGCGCTTCTCCGCAAATACGATTGGGGGTTCGCCATCCGGCGGGCCTCGATCGCCGCAGACGGCAGCGAAACCCTCTGGGGCGGGCACAATCGTTTCGGCTTGCCGAACGACTACATCCGACTGATCCGCGACGACGAGACCGGCCAGGCCGTCGATTGGCGGATCGAGGCCGGCGACGAGGAGGGCGAGGGCACCTACATCGTCACGGACGACGCCTCGCCGCTGGAGATCCGCTACATTGCACGCATCGAAGATCCGAACCGCTACGATGCAACCTTCGTCGAGGCGCTTGAGTGTGCCCTGGCGATGAAGTCTTGCAAGCGGATCACCGGCAGCGACGCCTACAAGGCGGACGTGGCACGGGACTTCGCCGAAGCGATAGCTGAAGCCAAGCGCACCGGCGCGATCGAGAAAAAGGCCCAGGAAGCGCCGGAAGACGACTGGCTGAACGCGAGGCTGTAGCATGGGACGGGCATCCGGCGCGCAACATGCGTTCAACGCAGGCGAGCTGTCGGCCCTTCTGCTTGGCCGGCAGGATGTCGATAAGTACGCCTCGGGCCTCTACGTCTGCCTGAACGCCGTCCCGCTTACTCAGGGGGCGTGGACCCGCCGCCCTGGCACGGCATACCTCCATCAGACCAAGTACCACGATAAGGTCTCGCGGGTGCTGCCGTTCCAGTATTCCGTCACGCAGACCTACGTGCTGGAGTTCGGCTACCAGTACATCCGCTTCTTCACCTCGCACGGCATCCTGACTAAGACGGCGCAGAACATCACCGGGATCACGAAAGCGAACCCGGCGGTTGTCACGTATTCCGGCGCCGACACCTACGCCAATGGCGAGCGGGTGCTGATCACCGGCGTCGTCGGCATGACTCAGGTCAACAACCGCGAGTTCAAGGTCGCGAACATCAATGCCGGTGCCAACACCTTCGAGCTTCAAGACTCCGCTGGCACGAACGTCGATAGCACTCTCTACGACACCTACACGTCCGGCGGCTCGGTGGCGGAGATATTCGAGGTCACGACGGCTTTCGTGGAAGCGGACCTCGCCGAGATCCGCATCACCCAGTCTGCTGATACTCTCTACATTTTTCATCCGGACTACCCACCGCAGCAGTTGGTACGGGTGAGCGCGGTTTCGTGGACGCTTTCAGACCTTGTGTTCACGGACGGCCCCTACGACTCCTTGAACGTGACTGCGACGACGCTGACCCCGAGCGCTGCTACGGGCGCGGGGGTAACCCTGACGGCGAGCGCGGTGACGGGCATCAACGACGATACCGGGTTTCAATCCACCGATGTCGGCAGGCTTATCCGGATCAAGGAGGGGGCAACATGGGGCTATGTAGAAATCACCGGCTGGACCTCGACCACTGCTGTCACGGTCACGGTCCTCTCGACTCTGACGAACACCAGCGCCAAGGTCAATTGGCGGATGGGGGTGTGGAGCGACACGACGGGGTTTCCGCGCTGCGGGACGTTCCACGACGACCGGCTGTTTCTGGCCGGTGCGGCGACCTATCCGCAGAGGCTTGACGGCTCGAAGACCGGGGTCTACACGAACTTCTCGCCGACCGCCACCGATGGCACTGTCGCGGACGACAATGCGGTCTCATTCGCGCTCAATTCCGACGGCGTGAACGCCATTCAGTGGATGCAGTCAAATGAAAAGGGCCTGCTCGCGGGGACGAGCCGGGGCGAATGGCAGATCCGTCCGTCGTCGCTCACAGAAGCCCTCACTCCGACAAAAATCTCCGGCAAGCCGACCTCGCATTTCGGCAGTGCCACCGTGGCGCCTGTGCGCGCGGGCAAAGCGGTGCTCTTTGTGCAACGGGCGCAGCGCAAGGTCCGCGAGCTGGCCTACGTGTTCGAGGTGGATGGTTTCAAAGCACCCGACATGACAATGCTCGCCGAACACATTACCCGCCCGAGCATCGACGAGGTTACCGCTCAGGAGCAGCCGCAGGCGA